ACGATCCTGATTACAATATTATCTTTCATCACGGCCTTCAAGTGGAATATATCGGAGCTAAGGATAAGATTGAAAATCTTATACCTCATTTCGAATATGCTGATCGTGAAATCATGCAAGGCCTCTTTACTAACGAAGCTTTATTGCAAGGCAGAGGCGCTTGTTATAGTCCGGATACTGAAGTTCTTACGGAGAATGGTTTCAAGTACTATCAAGATGTTCAAGATGATGAAAAGATAGCTACGTTTAACCAAGATACCGGAGCGTTAGAGTATCAGAATTTTGTAAACAGGATTGTTCAAGATTTTGATGGTGAGATGATTCATTTTGATACGGGTAATATAGATATTTTAGTTACGCCTAATCATCAAATGTTATGTCAAGAGGAGTATATACCAAGACCTGTGAAAGCTTTAACTTCAAAGAAAGAAGTTGCAAGTAATGAAGTGATTGGAAGTTCTCAGTGTGACTTTGAAGATAAAGGTTCCTGGGTAGTTAAGAGAGCCGATGAAGTTAAGAAGAAGTTTCGATTTCGGGCTTGTATAGATAACTGGGAGGGCCAAATTCCTGAGGAGTATCAAAAAGGTGTTCTTATTCCTGACGCTTGTACTCAACCTAAAAAATCTCGAGGACCTTTGAATCCTATTATTCCTCTTGATACTTTCTTAGAATTTTTGGGATATTATCTTTCAGAGGGGCATAATCAGTTTAATGTTGAAAAAGGTTTGTACATTGTATCTGTATCTCAATCTCGAGACAAGTCTGAGTATTATGAAGAGATGCTTAGGTGTATTCAGAAGCTACCTTATAAGGTAGGTGCAGATTTCAAGTCTATTAGAGTAGTGAATAAGAGTTTTTCCACGTTTATATATGAGTTAGTTCCCGGCCGTTCTTGGGATAAATTTATACCTAAGTGGATTAAAAACCTCCCTCAAAAACAACTCCGGATTTTAATGACTGCGATGTGGAAGGGAGATGGTTGCGAGAGAAAGCATTTGAAAGGAGATAATAAATCCTACAGTTATTTTACATCTTCAAAACAGTTACAAGATGATGTTACAGAAATTCTCATAAAACTTGGATATGCACCTACACTTTATCGAAGAACTAAGACAATAAAAGGATCTTCTAAAAGAGGCGAGGATTTACACGTTACGAGTATTATTTATTTTTCTGACGGTATCCAAGGAAAGTTTCCTACAGTTAAGTCTGTGAAACCTGAATGTGCTGTAATAGGAAAAGTCCCTTATAAGGGAAAGGTTTGGTGTTTTGAAGTGCCAAATCATTTTTTTATTACACGCCGAAATGCCAGGATTGCAATTGAACACAACACATATGCTAACGCTAATGTAGGCGTAAAAGTATTGACGCATAGATATTTGTATATGAGAGACTTAATAGCATCTAAGTCGAAGAAATACATTTTAAAACCTATGGCTCAAGCTCGAGGTTATTTCATAAGTGATACCACAGGAGCTTCAGGACAGACTCAAGAGAAGATTCAAGGCAAGTACAGGATAATAGATGTTCCAAGGGTTAAGTGGAAGAAGATAAATTTATTAGATGATACTACTCAAAAGCAAATGGTAGTAGAGTTACGAAAGAATGGCAGACAAGTTCCTCATAACTTAGTTGCGGAGATGTTTGATCAAGACCCTATTATGTTACGAAATCAATTAGAGGAAGAAGAGGGTACCGTGGTAGATCCTTTGGTTGAAAAAGCTAGAGGAGAGTTTGTAGGAGAACCTGAAGTAGCTACACAAATTCTTCAAGGCGTGAAACGTCGAAAACTGGATGTAAATCCTCCGATTAAGAAGGAGACTAAACCTACGTCTAAGTCTAAAACTGATGAGCCATCTTCTTCGCCTTTGAGTTTATCTTCGGATGAGCCTGCACCTGATGAAATTTTACCGGAGACTATAAAATAAAAATGATAAAAAAAGTAGGATCTTCTGAAATATCTTCTCAGAACATTTCTGAAGCCTTGAAGTCCAGGCTTTCAGATAGTATTTTTGATGTTATAAAACACGCCCAGCTGTGTACAAAAGGTAGCAAGTTCTCAGATTTGATTCAGGTTATAAAGGAAGGTAGTAATTTAGATGAGAAGACTCAGCACTTCCTTGTTAGGACTCTAGATCATATTCGATTAGTTATAGACGGCGTTGATAAGATTATCGAAGTCTTTCCAGAATTTAGAGAAGCCAAGAGGAATGTATTAAATCACGACGCTTTAAAGTTTGCTGATCCTGAGATATCTCCTTATGTTGAGATAGCCTGGAGATATAAAACGAAAGACGTTTCAAAGGCTACGGAAGATCAAAACAATGCTACGTTGCATCATATACTACACAGCGAACATCACCCAGAGTATTGGGCTGCAGATCGAAATGATGTCAAGATAAATACAGATAATCGAGATGAAGCCGGCTCTGTTATAGATGTTTCTAATATGCCACCTCTCGCTATGGTTGAAATGGTTGCAGACTGGTACGCTTTAGTTGTAGAGAAGAATCAGAATACTATTCGAGAGTGGTTTGAAAAAGTCAGAGATACTCGATATAATTTCTCTCCTGATCAACTTCAACTTATAGAAAAATTTGTAGGTGTCTTTGAACCTTCTAAGACTTCTAATTATGTATTTCTTGGAGGCACATGTAATAATAGTACGTGGAGAGAAGAATTAATTTCGAAGTTGAAGGTTAGTTATTTTAATCCTGTTGTAGAAGATTGGACAGAAGAATGTCAGAAGGAAGAGATTCGTCAGAGAGAGTCTTGCAAATATCTTCTTTATGTTATAACTCCAAAGATGGCAGGGCAGTACGCTATCGCAGAGAGTGTAGATGATAGCAACAAACGACCTACGAAAACGGTTTTTTGTATTATAGAAGTAGACGACCAAGTAACTTTCGATCAAGGTCAATTAAAGAGTTTAAATCAAGTTGGAGAAATGATTAAAAGAAATGGAGGAAAGTTTCTCCGTTCATTGGATGATGTAGCGTCTGTTTTAAATGAGGGGGAAGTTCGTTAACGATGATTATTTACGCAACTATAAACTTAATTAATCATAAGTGGTACGTTGGTCAAGATTCGCATGACAATCCGCGCTACCAGGGTTCGGGCGTAATACTGAGGCACGCTATTAAGAAGTACGGGGTTAAATATTTTAAGAAATTTACGTTACAGTGCTGTAAATCTAAAAAAGAGCTAGATTTAGCTGAGAAATTTTGGATAAGATTGTTTACGAATTTAGACGAGACTTCTAAATATAACATTGCCCTTGGCGGCGAGGGCCAGGCGAAGGGTACGAAACTTACAGAGGATACTAAAAGAAAGATATCATTTGCTCAGTCTTTAGAGGGATATGTAGAGCGACTCGGAGAGAGTAGAGGCCGCTTTGAGTATGAGCGTCGTAGACTACGTTGCTCTAAGGCCCACACTAAAAGATTTAAAGATCCTCTGGAGAGATTAAAGTATTCCTGTCCTGCAGAGTTAAATCCTATGTACGGTAAGAAGCACAGTCAAATGAGTAAAATGAAGATTGCACAGGCTCTTCAGGGCCGTCGACATTCTTCTAAAACTATTTCGTTATATAAAAGTACGCGAAAAGGCTCTAATAATGGAATGTATGGTAAGGGTTCTCTTGTATCAGGTTCTCGAAATGGTAGAACCTTACCTTGGAGAATCGTAACTTCTGAGAAACTTGTTGTACAGGTGACCGATGGACTACAGAGATACTGCACGATTAATAATTTATCGTACAATTTATTACGTCGTTATGAAGGTAGGCCTGTACCTTCTGATTTAAAAATACGCAGGTATAGTAATTCGTCCGAGTATTCGGCTCGAAAGCGCACATTAGGTTATAAATTAGAGAGAAAGGGGGCGGTATGATTAAGAAAACAGGATCTGTTTCTAAACCTACAAAAATTGAACATAAGGATAAGAAGAAGAAGATAGATAATACTTTAAAGAAGAAGGATATCGAAAATGAGCCTTCGTAAAATAGGTACCTCCAGTACACCTCAAAAAACTTACCGTCGCAAGAGTCTGACTAAAACAGGAGCAGTTCGTTTAGAGGCTGGAGTAGATTGGAGGTCTTTAGTGATACCTGCCAACAGTCCTCAGGAGTTAGATGCTTCTCCTATTGAGGTAGTATTAGATTTAGATAATTTTGAATACTTTAGGGCTAGAGCTGTAAGTTCCGGTGAGATGCATGGATCTAATGACAACGGAGATTATTTTCCTGATCAAGATTTGTCCGAGACTTATAAAACTTTTATAGGCAGAGGAATATATAGAGATCACAACAGCGAAAGTCCTGATGTGGCTATAGGTATTATTACAGATGCTGTTTGGCATCCTGAACAAGGTTTCATTGAAATTTTTTATGCTATAGATAAGAATGATGAGAGATCTACACCCGTTCTTAATGGTCAGCTCGTAGCAGGATCTATGGGAGTAATGGTTCAGAATTCTAAGTGTTCTGTCTGCGGTGTAGTTACTCATAATGAATATGACGGATGTGATCATCTCCGAGATTTTTTAGGTAAAGAATTTAACGGTAAGAAGGTTGAAGCTATAAATACAGGGCTCATGTTTTATGAGTGGAGCTACGTTCCTAATCCTGCAGACGCAGAAGCTTTAGTTCTCGAGAAAGTTGCAGAGAAGACTAAACCTTTTTATGGTACGTTTAAAGATGGAATGGCTCGAGAAGCTTTGAAGAGTAATGATTACCAATTAGATGAGAAGTACGTATTAAGTTTCACATATTCTTTAACAGGGAAGAAGGATGTTAAGACCGCAGAATCTCAGGCGGAATACAAAGCGTTACAAACTTTTGTAAAAGACCGTACCAAATCTTTAGAGGATCTTGTATTAGAGATTCATAGGAAGAGAGATTACCCTGAGAGAGAGTTAGCGCCTAAGTTTCAGAAGGCTCAAGATTTATTGGTAGAAAGATTTCAACAAGACTCAGACGTGCGTCAGGTTATGGAGAAGTATGATATAACAGATAAAGTTTTATCTGATTTTACATCAACGTTGGAAGTGACTCCTTACATGAAGCCCGGGGAAGGTTATCTTGTAGGGGATATTCCTAGAGTAGGTTTAGATACAGACGACAGTGGAAATCCTACACCTAAGATGTTCGAAGCCGCTTTTAAGATTTTACTTCAAAGCATAGGTAAGACGTATCACAAAGATTCACCTGATCCTAATCCCGAGAAGTTTGTAAGAGTGGAGAGACCTGAACTACAGTTCGAGATAGATAGTTACGCCCGACATTTGTTATCAGGTGGCAACTCTGAAGAGGATGTTAAGAATAGATTAATGTCAGAGTATGGTGGCAGAGGTCTGACATTGGAAAGAGCTAACAAAGTACTAGAGGATATTGCAAAAGATATTACTCTATAGAAAAAAGAAAACGGAGGAGTATATGAAAAATAAGAAAAAAGCAGTGGTGATGTTCTCTGGTGGTCTTGATTCTACAACTGCATTGTGTTGGGCCTTGGATAAAGGATATGATTGTAGAGCCGTAACCTTTTCATACGGGCAGAAGCATATTAAAGAGAAAAAGTGTGCTCAAAAGATAGCCAAGTTGCTAGGTGTCAAGTTATTTGATTTAAAATTAGATTTACCCTGGCTTAAAAGTAGCTCCTTAGTTGATAAAAATAAAAAGATTCCTAGTTTTAAACTTTCTGAAATAAATGGTAAGACAATCCCTTCCACGTATGTACCCGGAAGAAATTTAATGTTTACATCTATAGGGGTTTCTTTAGCTGACTCTATTAAAGCCGAGGCAGTGGTTATGGGACCTAACGCAGTTGATTACTCTGGCTATCCAGATTGTCGTTCTGTATTTTATAATGCTTTAGAGAAAGCAGTGAATTTCGGTACAGAAGTAGGAAGCTCTGGTGGGAAGATAAAATTGCTCATGCCATTGATTAAGTTAAGTAAAGCAGGTATTGTAAAGCTTGCAATTAAATTGAACGCTCCTATCCAACACACTTGGTCTTGTTACTCAGGACAATCTTATCCTTGCGGCGAATGTGATTCCTGTAAGCTTAGAGCTAAAGGTTTTGAAGACGCGGGCATAGAAGATCCTGCTCTTTTCAAAATGAGTAAGTCTAAATAACTCCAATACATTAAACATATAACAACCTTAGCTTATAATAACCCTATATATTTATTATATATAATAGTTCCACTGTATTAAGTGAAGTTCAACCGGACAGAAGAGTCGGTAGACATATCGAAATGAGTCATGAAAGAGATTACACTAAAAAAATAAGGGAGCAAGTATGAAAAAGAATAAAAAAGAAGCACGGTTGGAGATAAATTATGTACCTGGAGACACTTTAGATAAGTGTTACCTCGTAGCCACAAAAGGTCCTATCATGACTTCTGTAAAAGTTGCAGATCTTAAAATGGACGATATGTTTAAAGATGATAAAAAGCCTATGGCACCTGAAGTTAAGGACCCTAAAGACAATAAGTTTGATGTCAAAAAACCTGAAGGCAAAGGTTACAAAGACGTTCCTATGAAAGAGCTTGAAGAAATGTTAGCAAACCTTAAGCAAGAGAAGAAAATAGGCCAAGCCAGGATAGTTGCGGCTGAATTACAGAGACGCGCCGAAGCTCTTCCCGATGCATCCAAGCCTAAAGCAGATGGAACTCACAAACCCGGAGACGGACCCACTCAACCCTCTAGTTTTATAAAAGGGTTAAATGGAGAAAATCTTCCTGACAAATCTAAACCTAAAGCAGATGGAACACATAAACCTGGAGAAGGCGTTACATCTCCCCAAGCTTTAGTTAAAAAATTCGCAGAAAAGGCGGGTAACAGTATTCTTCGCCTTTCAAACTTTTGGAATTATTCTAAACTCCATCGCAGAACTCAAGCCAGTCTCGAAAGCACCGGAGACGGAGTAATGGCAAGAGAACCAATGGCACCTCCGATGGCAGGAAAGATACCAATGGCTCCAGTAGGAAAAGACATAGTAGCCAGAGAACCAATAGCTCCTTCGTTTAAAGCACCCGGAACAGCAGGTGGAGAAACGATGAAGTATTGGTCAGGCCTAGGCAAAAGCAGCTTAGACACACCTATGATAGGAGATCAATGGGCTCGTAAAGTTGCTTCTCTAAGGAAAGACTTAAAAAGCGCTAACACCTCGATAGAGAAATACAAGCTTAAAGCATCCATCCTTGAACAACAGTTGAACAAGGAAAGAAAGACAGCACTCAATCATCACAAAGGTAAAGCAATTGAAACCATTATGAGTATCGTTGCAAGCTCTTTAATAGCTACCGACGAAGAAGTAATGGACCTTCATGAAAGAGGTCTTTCAATGGAAGATGCAAGAGTCAAAGCTCATTCAAACGCAGTAGACAAGAAGAGAGCAAGTTTGAATACCCATTCTCTTGACGCCTTAAGGGAAATAGAAGCTACTATCAAGGGAGTCAATCCTGTACAGAAGATAGCATCAAAGGATCCATTAGACAATCCAAAGAACATGCCCGCAATTTATAATGAAGATATAGAATCCTCGAGTATAGAACAGAGATTATCAGATTCATGGCCTAATGAAGACAATGGTCAAAGAGAATAGGAGTAAAATATGTTAAACGTAGATTCGTTAAACCCTATTGAAGTATCTCTTATAGCAGCTTCCAGTGTGACATTGATATCTGGTAGACCTGTAAGAGCTTCAGCAGATGGGGTAGCCGCACCTACGACTATTACTAACGTCCTAGGTCTTGTCAAAGAAAACTATGTAGCAGGAGTTATAGATGAGATCTCAGGTCAATACGGTATAGCCGGTAGCGGTAAAGCCACCGTGTTTTGTCATGGTGTGTGTACTGTACAGCAATCCAGTATTAATGGAACTAGTTACGCTGTATATGACGAGGCTCAGACTTATGTTGTTGATGACACTTTGTATGCTAATGTTAGCACGGGTGAAATCACTAATGCAACAGGTCTCGATGGAGTTGGTCCCGCAGGGATAACCTCCAACATCCGTATAGGTAGGGTACTAGAAGCACCCGCCAATCCCGCCAATGGAGATCCAATGAAGATTTCCGTTGAGTGCTTGTAAGGAGACAAATACCATGCATTTAACCGATGAAAGTAGAGATGCAGTATTAAACAAGCTGGCGGAATTAGCCTCTTCATTAAGCCCCGATAACTCAGGACTCAAGAAGAAAGCTTCAACTCTTAGCTCCACAGAGCGTGATCAGTTCACGACTGCGTTGATGAGAGACCCGTCAGGACGAGGACTTAGGAGAGTAGCTTATGCTATGACCGAACCTCTTCGTAAAAGACTAGATTACATGGGTATTGGCCGTAAATTACTCGATGTAGATTTAGTGCCGCAAGGCGTTATTCCTCTGTACCATAGAGATTTCCCCGAGATACCGGGTGTGAAAGTTTCTATGAGAGGTAATCCAGACAAGGTAGAGAGCAATGCTGAAACAGTTGAGCTTGACACCTTTGAAATAAGTACTATGAGAAGCATTAAGTATTCTGAAATAGCCAGACTTCGTTTCAATGCCTTAGATAGAACGAAGAAAAAATCTGCGTTTGAATTGAAGCTCGCGGAAGATGATGAAATCTTCGGAGCCATCGACGTTGCCAGAGCGGCTAGTGCTCAGAATACCGACTCCGCCACCAACATCTCTCGTTCAGCTATGTCATACGCCTTCGGAGAGATAGAGGGTAGGAGAAATGTAGTTGGTAATGTTACCATGCATGCTCATAACTGGAGAACCATTAGAGGTAGTTGGGATGGAGATGACTTAGATCAGGTCAACATCAAAGGTCTTTTGGAAAATGGCTTCCTCGGTGGCATATGGGGATCCAAGATCTGGATCACTGATAGACTGGCCGTAGTGCCCAACGCAGCTGGTACTGGTACGAACGATAGATCAGCTATGCTATACTGTACTGCTTTAAAAGAGCAATTCGGTAAGTTCGCCATCAGATACGACGCGGAGATAAAACCTTGGGATTATCCCCCCGGCCGTGAAGTCTTGTTCGTAGTCTATGAACACGTTGGAATTCTTATTCACAACAACGATGCCGTAGCCACTGTAACAAGAACTTAAACGTAGTTTAAATAAGGTGGGTGGAGAAATCTGCCCACCTTATACGAAAATAGAAAGGAGAATATTATGAAAGTATACTTAAGGAACTTAGGTTCCAGTTGTATCGTATTAGCATCCACGCCTGCCATGGAAGCATTGCAGAAAAGATCAATGGGCACCATTCCATATGATAAAACCTATGTAGACAACTCTGTCGAACTCCAACACCTCCTCCGTACCAAACAAATCGATCTTAAACCTATCAAAGATGAAGGTGCATTCAAACCTTTTGGGATGGAACGTCCAAGACCTGAACAGGTGGAGGCCAGAAGAAAGTTAACCGATCAGGATAATAAACTTGAGAAGGTTCGTGTCAACCTACCTGCAGGGGAGATGGTAGAAGTGAATATGCCTATGCAAGAAAAGGTTGCTACGATGGAGACTGGCTTCGAGAAAGAGGTTCTGCCGGAGGCTCCTGTGAATGAAGATCCATTAAGTGATGAAGATGAATTTTTCAAGGAACTGAGTGAAAGACAATCGGCAAAGGCTATGTCTTTGATTCAAAATATAGAAGTATGCTTAATAGCTTTGAAAGATTGCTTTAATGAGCCTAAGCCCATTCATAACGCGCCTAGAACAAACGTTACTGTCCCTTCTGAGCCAACTGGTCCAACTGACGACAAAACGCTTAGAGAGGAACGTTTTAATACCAAACACACTCCAGTACCTGAGTATCCAAATCTAAGCAAGTATCTTTCCCTATCGTTTAGCAATAGGCAAGAGTTCCTAAGGACTTCAAGAGACGTAGGGTTACTTCGTATGATTGCGAGATTTGAAACAAAGTATGTTAGCCTTAAGAAGATAGCAATAGGAAAGGTTAGCCAGCTGGAGCATGACAATGATTCGTTAGAGAGAAGTACATCAGGAGCAGTTAAATCCTAAGGGAGGAAGATATGAAAAAGAATAAGATTGTAGTAGTCTGCGGAGAACATAAGTTCGAAGTAGATGTAGAGCAGGGCCAAACGATAACTGTCTGGAAGCTTGGAGATCCGAAGACCGGATGGATACCGAACAAAAGGCATTTTGAGTGTTTCACGAACCTACTCAAGAAGGCTTTGGAAGATCCGAAGAAGAACCATATCGTCTTCCACCATTTCGTAGCTGTTGAGCAAGTAAAAGTTTAAGAGAGGTATTTTAGATGAGCGAATTTAATCAAGACAATGGTAACGTAGACAAGAGGCCTCCTAGGACAGGACCGAGAGTCTTTCACAGAGGCAAAGGTTCTTTAATCATACTTTGGGAGAAGCCTAAAGGTGATGACTTTACTGCAGCTATATTAGTTCTAAAGTCTCTGTCGGATCAAAATGATTCTAGAGAGAGAACAATTCCCATCGATGCCATTTCATACGACGGGGATTTTCGTAAACGTATTCAGAACAAGTTAACGGATACCACTATTGTATGTGAGATAGATGAGAGCATAGCCAGGATGTCACGTAACGAAGATTACTATGTTCGCATCAAGCAGGGCGACACCATCCAAGGCATCAGAGTATACAAGGCAGGGGTCAAACGTCCTTACGAAGGAGAGATGACAGAGAAGAATGTTCATCTCCACGGCTGGGACAAGAGTAGATCGAAATGGAGAAAGATAGATGGCGTTCAATTACCTGACGGTCGTTTCGGACTGCTTACGGTTGCGAATGTTGCTGAGTGCCCCGAGTGTGGCTTCAAGCCGGAGGAAAAAGAATGAGTTTAGAAATATCTTGGGCCCGACCTTCTACATACCTTGCTACGGAAACCTATACTATTAAAGTTTACAGATCCACCTCGACGGAGAGTGGGGACTACACTGAAATAGGTACAGCGACAAATGGTAAGGCTACGAACTTTACCGATCCAGGTGGAGCTAGAAACTATTTTTATTATGTCAGATACTTTGATTCTAGTAATACACAAGGAAGCATAATATTAGCTATTGTTGATCCTACTATAAGAGAGCTTCGATTATCTCAAGAGGTGAACGAAGTGTTACCTAACATAGTAAAATCAAACATGGATACAAATATGAGGCAGGCCAGGATTGCTATTCAGCAAGCATTGAATGCTATAAACTTAGCTAGCCCTACTACGAGTTATACAATTGACTCTATGCCGAGGTCCTATGAAGTAGCAGTGAAGTTAGGAGCACAGATATTTGTTTACAGCGAACAGTATTTAGGAATAGCCATAAAGGACTTCGCATCCTCAGAGGGAGGCATCAGTCTTACGAAGGACAGAGGCTCCAGGATATCTAATGCGATAGATAAAGTATTGAATTACTACAATCAGTTATTGAAACAATTGAAGTTGGGCGAGTGGCCCGCAGAACCTGTAGGACTAGGATCGTTGGCAATGTCAAGCCCTCAAGGCAGAGTCATAGGAATGCTACAATGTATCGTCATAGTATAGCGATCGAACTTGAAATTAGAGAGAGAGAGAGGTAGTATATGAAAAAGAAAGTACCCTTCCAGCACGTAGTGATAACAGGAGGCACAGGTTCATTAGGTCAGGCAATTATAAAGCATCTTCTAAAGAATGATTTGGCAAAGAGAATAACATCTATTAGTTTAAGTGAATCTAGGATACATCAAAGTTATCAAGATCTGACAAGGTCCTCGATACATCGTCTTACATATCATCAAACAGAAGTGTTCCATTTGAGGGGAGATGTCAAAGACAAAGACTTCCTAACTAGAGTATTTCAAAATGCAGATACTATAATACATACCGCCGCTATGAAGCATGTTCCCCTTTGTGAACAGCAACCGAGTGAATGCATCAAGAGTAATATAATAGGAACTCTTAACGTATTAGATGCGGCTATTGCTAACGCCTCCGTGAAAAACATAATATTACTTAGTACGGACAAGGCACCTTTAGCCGTAAACGTTTATGGTATCAGCAAGTTCCTCCTGGAGAGTCTCATAGGAGAGTACTCTAAAACTTCTAAGGCAAGGATAATAGGATTCAGGTCCTGTAACTTCTTCGGGTCCAAAGGCTCGGTCGTTGATAGCTTCTATCAATCGATGCAGAAAGATAAATCGGTAACTCTTACAAATAAATTAACTCGTCGATGCTATATCAGCTTGAGTAAAGTGGCTGAGGATATATGTGGCGTGTTGCAAAACAAAAGAGTAAAGTCGGGGGACATTGTCATACCTAAACGCTTTGGGAGGATCAACCTCCAGGAGTTAGTCAGAGCTCTGCGTACCTTCTTAGAGATACCTGCAAAGGCCTTGACTGTAAAGTTTCAAGGGCTACGCAAGGGTGAAAGATTGAATGACACCCTCATCTCAGATGCAGAGGCTCCTTATGTTAGATGTCGTGAAAAAGATTATTATATCCTACGTAAGGAAAGTAAGAACGATGCTTCATACGTCAAGGGCATCAGCACAGCCGACTCAACTTGTTTCACTCAAGGGGAGATTATCAAAATGCTAATGGAATTGTATTCCCAGGGAGGTGAGGTGTGAGAATAACTTTCAAAGCTAAGCATTTAAAGACGAACCTGACAGGACTCGTCCTATATTTAGACTTCGTGAATAATCAGGTTGTAGTTGTTCCGAACGTAGAATATGAAGACGGAGGTCAAGAGACGTGGAAGCTTGACGAAGTTGAGATAATTCAGATTGAAGGAGTTACCATACAAATGAAAACAGAGGAGAAGATATAATGATTGTTTTATTTATTGCAGTAGGCATCTTCGTATTCTTTTGTATATTCATCTGGTCACCTGCCTTAGAGAAAGCTGAAAAGGATAGGAAGCGTGAGAAGATTCAATCTTTATATACAACTATTATAAAGGCCATTGAAGATGAAGAGAGAGATTTAATAGACGTTGAAGTTACTGACGCTGAAGTTACGAATGAGAAACCTAAACTACCTTATCACGAATCCAGTATAAAAAAGATAAGTGGTAAGGTACGAGTGGAATACAAAATTTGATAAGCCGTACGAGAAGAAAGCTATGAAAGAACTTAATGATAATCTTGAAGAATTTGCTTCACTTAATTTTATGGAAGATTGTTTGATATCTTGGGAAGCATTTATAAATATGAAAAAGAAAAAGAAAAAAAGGAGAAATAGAATGATGGAGCAGAGATATCAATCCGAACTTAGAAAGAGGGGAAAGAAGAAATGAAACAACGGCGAGAGAGTAAAGCTTTAGAAAATAAGATTGACCGAGTACGACAGAAGTTGAGTAAGAATGATATTATGAAAGCTCTACAGATCTCTAGCAGTCATAATACGAATTGGTGTAACGAATGTCCTCTTACTGAGAACGCGATGTGTACCTCTTTTAAAAATAAGGACATGAAGAGTTGCGGACATTTAGTTACTCTTTACTATCTAGAGATGGTTGCGAAGGAGAAAGGTTTAAAAGGATAATACTATGAAAGAAGAAAAAAAGTGGGGAGTATATCTATATGATTACGAGCCGTGGTTTAAAGCCTTAGTAAAGGCTTTAACACTTAATCTAAAGTATGAAGTGAAGCAAAAAGATATGGACGGACTTGTAAAAACCCTGATACCTTTTGCTAAGCGCCTTCAATACTACAGAGACGACGCTTACAAATCAATAGATAAAAAGGAGAATAAATGAACCCTGAAGAGAAGAGGAAATTCGTACAAGAGCTAACTGCTTTAATTAGATTAGAATTGAATAAGGATTTTCATCACATATTAAAGAGTCTGACGATACCTATTGAACCTATAGTAGAAGCTGTTCGAAAGAGTTTTAAAGTTGATATTGAGGAAGCTAAGAATGAAATAGGATATGCTTTAAGGGAGGATATAAAAAGAGATCTGAAGCAATTTTTATTTAACGAGTTAAATGTTACGAGTAAGACCAAGAGTATCCGAGAGTCTTGGATATTTCGAAAAATAGCGTCGTTAAGAGGGAGTCCTATAAAGATAAAAAGAGAACCTATTTTAATAAATGGTAGGTGTATTCACACACAACAGGATTTTAACGAAGTAGACTTGTTATTGAAAGTCTTGAACGCTTTATCAATCAAGACCGCTTTAGAGATAGGATGTTTTGAAGGAGGTTCGTTATATTTTTGGTTGAAAGGTCTTTCAAAGTTAGAAAAAATTACTACTATAGATTTACACGCGAGCCACGGAAGAAGTATTCCCGAGCTCGAGGCTGCTTGGAATACTTGGTTATCTAACGGTCAAAGCTTAAAGTGTTTATGGGGATCGTCTCAAGATGAAAATATATATAACTCGTGTAGAGACGAAAATCCTACAGGATTTGATTTTATTCATATTGATGGGCATCACGGTGACGCTGAGTCCGTAATAGATTTTGAAATATATTCCAAGTTAATTAGACCGAATGGAGTTATAGTGATTCATGATATCTGTAAGGATACCACTTTTTTATGGAATAAAATAAAGTCGACTTACCAGACTTTAGAAATAAAAGGGCCTAAATCGACTCTAGGTTTCGGACTAGTATTTTTTTAAAACAAGCGAGGAGAATAAATGAAACCGAAAAATGTAGAAGTAAATTGTCTTTGTTGTGGAAATAAAGTTATCACAAGTCTTGATGTAGTTGAAAAAACTCCACTATGTATAAAATGTATAGATATTTTTGAAACTAAAAATGCCAATCTACACAGAGAAAGTGATAGACTAAATGATGAATTGGAAAACTTAAAAGAAGCCTATGGTGGAGAAAATGCCAAGCTAAAGCAAGAACTTGAATATTTTACAAATAAAGTAGATTGGCAAAAGATGTATAATTTAGAGAAAATAACTAAACTTGATTACTTGGGGAAATGGAATACTGCCAAACTAGAACTATTAGAGGCTAAAGTGGAATCAAAAAAATGGGAATATAATTGTCGTCTTAATAGAGAGGAAACTAATTCATTTGAAGACAAGAATAATAAACTTAAAGAGAAACTTGCTAAAGCAACAGAAAGAGCAGACAAATATAAATGTGACTTTATTCAAAAAAGAAATGAACTTGTTCTCAAAGATAAGGCTTTAGTTGATGCTTGTACGAATAAACTTTTTAGATGTTCTACTTGTGATGTTAAGGGTTGTCGGGCAGGACGAGACAATAAGTATGAATGTATTAAAACTCAAATGGATTATTATAAAGAACGAGCGAGGGAGAAATGAGAAAATGGTGGCGCCTTCTCGTAGAAGTGATTACTCATATAGTAATGTTCCCATTTCTGTTAATAGCATTAGTCATAACATGTATATGGATAACATTTTGTATTTGCATAAGTGGTGTCGAAGATGCCCTTAAAAATATAAAAAGGAGAACAAATGAAAATGAATAAGAGGATCCCATTAATATGTCCCATCTTTAATAACTTTAAGATGACCAAACGTCTAGTAGAGAATCTTGTTAAGGTTACTCCTATGGATCAATTTACGTGTACCTTTGTCGACAATGGCTCGACAGATGAGACAGCAGGGTTCTTAAAGACCCTTGTAGTCAAGTTCCCGGATAACTTTCAAGTTATAACTCTGCCGGCCAATAAAGGCTTTGGTGGAGGTGTCAATGAAGGACTCAAAGCTATTTCAACTCGTGACTGGGATCATACATGTATTATAAATAATGATATCCTACTTCCGCCACATTGGTTAAGCAAACTTTTATCTGCTTGGACAAATAAAGAAGAGTCTAAGTATTTAGGAGCAGTGGCTCCTGTTTCTAATGCCGCAGGCGGATCTCAAGGAATAAAAGTAAACTATGCTACCGTAGGAGACTTCGTAGACTTCTCAGAGGCACGTTACCAAACGTATAAAGAATCTCCTCAACGTTTTGTTGAGGCAGGAATGCTAGTAGGACTTTGTTTCTTAATGACGAGAGAAATGTTTGACACTGTAGGATTATTCGATGAGAGATTCTTTCCTGGCATGTGGGAGGATAACGACTATTGTCTAAGAGGAAGGCTGAAAGGTTTTACTTACAGAGTAGATCACGCAGTCGTTATTCATCACGAGTTCAGTGACACCTTTAGAAAGTCTTCGTTTAATTCTAAAGATATCTTTTGGCGCAACCGTAAACTCTTTGAAGAGAAGTGGGCAAAGGAATGGAAAGATAACCAGAAGTTGATAGCGGCCATCAGAGTAAAAGATGGAGAAGCATACCTGGCTCAAGTCATATCTAGACTGTCAGAGTTCACAGATGGCATAGTGGTATTGGTAGATCAACATACGACCGACAGGACTTACGATATAGCCAAAAGCTTTAAGTCAGTCATAGCATTAAAGAAAGAGCCGTCGCATGATTACGATGAAGCCATAAGTCGTAACATGGTTCTAGACATGGCTAGAGATGCCGGCGCCGATTGGATAATGCCTATTGATGCTGACGAGGTACCTGAAGCGGCTTTTATACATTCAAGGAAAGAATTAATGTGTCCTAAGAATCCCGAGACATTCCTTTGGACGTTTCCTATAATTCAATTGTGGAACTCTTCAAAGACATTCAGAGCCGATGGTCTGTGGCCTAAATTTCTTCAAGGAAGAATGTATCGAGTGTTACCCAATCAGAAGATTAGAAACAGTAATGATAAGATTCACTGCGGGAGTCATCCTACTTTCCATCCTCACAACGTAGGTCGAAGTCTCCTTAGAATTTTACACTACGGTAACGTTGAACCTAAGTATCGTCAACAGAAGTATGAATGGTACACCAAGACTGATACAGATAAAGATTTGAGTATGCTCTTAGGAAGCTTCAAGGATTATTATTGGAGAGAGTACTACGGTGCTCCTGAAGCGAACCATCCTTCCTTTGAACAAGTCACCTGGAAGGTAGATCATTCAGATCCTCATGGCAAACCTCTTTACGGTACATTTAATGCCAGAGATTGTTACAGACACATAGTGGATGAGAAGAATTTAAAGTTACTTCCGTTCGATGAAAACAATACCATAGGTCTTTGCATGCTAGGACATAATGAAGGTCCAATGATTCAAAGGTGTATAAATAGTATATCCCATTTAGTTAATCAAATCGTCGTAGTTGAGAACGGTGATGGCACTACGGGAGTCGCCGCAGAGTCTGTAGGTGCAGAGGTACATCGTTATGATTGGAAGCATGATTTCTCAGCGGCTAGGAACTTTTCGTTATCCAAAATGAAAACTAAATGGATCCTCAGGCTAGACCCTGATGAGGAAGTACCTAGCTACACGGCCGACGTCATTCCAAAGTTAGTTGAGGATAATGAAGTGGAAGGTTACATCTTCCCTATCATAAACATATTGGACAACACAGCTCAACCTCGAACAGCTTTATCTGAAACATGTAGATTATTTAAGAACAACCCTAAGATAAAGTACGCCGGCATTGTTCACGAAGAGATTGATGATTCCTTCAAAGCGCTAGAGGCAGAGAGGGAAGAAGAGTTTAAGAAGACTAATCCTAATGCATCTGATGAGGAAGTTAAGAAACATAAGCCTTTTTCAAAGATAGTAAGGGTGCCTTATGAGATTCAACACTTTGGATATTTAAGAGGAGATCAATTCTTACAGCAGAAGTTTGACTATTATAAGGATTTAGGGTTACTGCAGATAAAAGATAGACCTAAAGACTTCAGAGCTTACTTCACGTTAGCCGTTCATTATTATCATTCAGGTGACTGGACTACAGCTACATCGCATTACCTGAAGGTGTTAGAACTTGAACCTGAACATTGGATGGCCCAGAACGATTTAGCTTGTATACTTTGGTATTCAGGTAAGTTGAGAGAAGCTCAAAGTTACTTTAGGTTAGCCTTAAAGAATTTACCTCAAGACGTTCACTCAATGCATCGTGATAGGGTTACAAAGAACTTAGATGCTGTTAGAGTTGAAATGATGGTACCTCTTATTGTTTAGAACCTAAAAACTCCCTAAGTATTATATATTATTATAAGGACAAATGATGAAAAAGACTTTTAAATTTTTTATAGTTATAC